GCTTGCCTCGCTTGTATTCGCCCATTACCTTGCCAATCTTTTTGGCTGCTTCATCCATTTTCATAGGGATCTCCTAAAAGGTTTGTCAATACTACCATACTGTGTTAATAAAAAAAAGAGCCACGGGTCAGGTGGCTCTAAAATGGCAACGGCAATCAGACCAAGCCTCGGATCAACCTTTTAATCGGTTTACCCCAAGACAAGTTAGACCCCCATGAGATGGTGGCGGCATCTGAGGCAAATGTCAAGACAAATGCGTCAGCCATGTCAGGAGATTTCAATCCCCGCCTGCGAATATCATCTTTAGATTCAATTTTTATTTTGCCATTAGAGGTAAAGGTATACCTAACAGTAGCCAGTTCAGCAATGAAATCCTCATTATTGGGTATCTTGCAGTCCCGTTTCTCTAACCAAGCCTTGGTTTTATGCCAGAGTTCGGCTCTCAGGTTGAGATAAGTGCCGCCCATTGCAGGGCTTTCGGACACGTTAATCCCCCGACAGGGTAGTTTTAGTTCTCTTAGTCGGTCAACAACACCAGCGCCTAGGCCAATAGAGTCAACCAGAATCTCTGTAGGTCTACTCTTGTGGTCACAGGCTTCGTATTGGGCGACTACCGCACCTGTTAATTGCATCAGGTCCAGGTTCCTCCACCTCTCAAGAGTGTGTACAACATTAGACTGACGTTTACATAGAACTGAAGAATCGGAGCCAAAACGAGCCACATCGAGTCCCCAAATGATCGGAGCATCTTCATAAGCTCTTGTATCCCTGTGTTTAGCAGACTCAAGCAACTCCATAGGAATAATCGTGTCATCATCGCTCCTTGGAAACTCACCCAGAACCCTGATCCTGTAAGCATTACTTTCCTCGCCATAGCGGGATTTCATGTCCTCAACGTACTCTTTACTGACCCGAGTAGAGTCTATACAGGATACTCTCTTTGTCCACCACTCATCTTTTAGCCTGTTATGGGTATCAAAGAAGAAGCCAGAAGACCTGACGGGGTTGCCCAACAGGATGGTCAGAGCGTTGTGTCCTGACATAGAACCTGCGGCAGCCTCGAATACTGCCTCGGGAACACCAGAAGCCTCATCCGCAACCAACATCACGTTCTCAGAGTGGACACCTTGTAGGGCTTCAGGTTGTTCGGCACGAGAAGTACGGGCAGAGATAAACGCCTCGGTAGCGGAAGCCTTTAGCTCTATCCTCTCTTGCTTTACATCAAGTAGGTCTTGGATAGGCTGGGGTAGTTCTTTGACCCACCTCTTTAGCTCGGCAAACAAAGCGTCATACAGTTGGGCAGAAGTAGGGGCAGTCACCACGACTTTGACGGGATACCTGGTCAACAAGAACCAAAGCATTGCCCAAGAAGCGGTGGTTGACTTACCCACCCCGTGACCAGAACGAATGGAGATCTTCCGTTCACCAGAGGCCACAGCAGTTAAAAAGTCTTGTTGCCAATCATCAGGCTCTACTCCTAGAACCTCTTTGACAAACAGAACAGGGTCTTTTCTGTATAGGGTAATGAACTGGATAAATGGGTTATGTGCCATTGTTTTCCAATGTCTCGACAACTACTTCAGCCTTACCCATGTGCTTTAAAGCTTGGAGGTGTAGATCACCCAAAGAGATATTGACTTGGGTCTTGGCGGTGTCTCCATAGTTCTCAGGGTCTAACTTAGAGGCCATCCACTTACGGGTATCGACTTGGAGTCTAGCTTTATTAACTCCACTATTGCTTGTCTCATCTGCTTGGTCAGCAATGTCTAAAGCCTCTTCTGCCAGTTTCTCAGCCTTTAGCTTACGAGCAGCAAGTACAGCATCTCTACGCTCATCAGTATGGTTAATCCAGAAAGAAAGCATGGGCCTAGAACACTCTATGAACTCTGCCAAGCGTCCTATGGTCATTCCTTGAGAGATATGTGCGGTAACGAACTCTATCCCTCCAAGCTCTTCTATCTTCTTCTCCAACGCTCTCCTCATAGGAAATCCTGCCATATCTTCTCCTTGATTTAATGGTTACAAATTCTAAACTATAAAAAATTTTTTGGAGTGTCTTGTGTTACTTGTGTGGGTGGTAGGGGGGGTCTATAGCTCAAATGCTATACCGATATGTGTTTATGTCCCCTGCCACAGCGCCCCCTCACTTTTACACATGGGGGGGGTAAACCCTACGTTAGTGAGTGCTCACTTCGTCAAATGTTAGTGAGTGCCAACTAACTTAGCCTGGTGAGTGAGTGCTCACTTACTTCTAAATGCGAATGATTCTCTTTTAGATCTGCAAATGCGAATGATTCCTATTCGTGTCTCACTTGCGCAAGGAATTGTGTTGTGTCGGCCTCTTAAGGGCTTCTATTTACGTTTAATGGTTTAGCCTATCAATAACCCAGACCTTGCGTTATCCCCTTATGTATCCTATCTAATCCCCTTATCTATCCCTTATCTAAAGCAAAGCCCTTGTTATGGGTTTCCCCTTCTTTTCTTTTCTCAATTGTAGCTACAGAATCAAAGCATATTAGGGTTTACCCTTAAGGGTTTAAAGATCCTTAACCTAGGGTTTTTACTTATGGTTTTGCTGTCATTCGTTGCTATTATTGTTTTACCGACCTAGCGGAACTAGGGGTTTAATAGGTGTTCACAATGACCAAATCCGAATCAAAAGAAGTTGCTAAATCCGTTCAATACAGCGAGGCTGGCTTAGGTAAGGACTATCTCGCTCGGGCTTTATCGGCCCTTATCCGCTCTGCTAGAACTACCAAAAGCCAGAATGAGATCCTGGCAATAGCTACAGCTCACAATGTGACTACAAACCCCGAATTTATCGTTTAAGGGGAATAGCATGAAAATTCAAGTTGATATCCGCTCACAGTACGGGAATACAGTCGCATACCCTATATGCCATGCTGCAAAGCTTTTCGCCCGTATATCAGGGACTAAAACGCTACCCGCTCAAGCCCTTAAGGACATTCAAGCCCTAGGGTTTCACATTGTCGCTATCAATTCTCAAAACACTTTGGAGCAAATACTATGAAAACAGTAATTTTTGAAGCTATTTTCGGAATAGTTCTTTTTTGTGTAGCGCTGGCTTTGATGCTGGCTTACTTTGACGTTCTCGTTAAATAAGGGGATAAGCATGGCCTACACTTTAAAGCGCTCAATAAACGGGTTCTCATATGAGGATATAAAGCGAATCTATGATCAAAACCCTAATTTAACCCTTAAGGAATTGTCAAATTTGACGGGTTTTGCAATCCCTTTTCTTAAAAAAATATTGCTTGAGGATCAAAATGCTTAAAAAAATGCGCTCAAAATTCCGTTCTAGGTGTTCACAGTCCCAAGCTGTGATAAATGTCGGGGATTGGATCCTATTCGATACAGCTACAAAACGGGCTGTATTGGAACCCGATTCCGACTCTATAACCTTTTTTGGTGAAAACGGCCCGAATACGTTCTATAGGAATAAAAAAGGCCGCTGTATCGATGCACCATGCTGTGGGTGTTGCACAATCTAAAATTCTCTTTTCTTTTTTTAATAGGTGTCAATATGAAAATTATCCCAATTATCCCAATGACAAAAACCCAGGCTGCAATAGCTTGCGGATCTTTAACGTCAACGTCAAAAATGCCCTGTAAGAGCTACAGCCTACCGACTGAAGCTTGCGTTACTGGGTTCAAAATGTCAAAAATTGAGGGTTCTATTTGCTCAAAATGTTATGCGGATAAGGGCTTCTACAAAATGTATGAAAACAACATTAAACCCGCTCAATTTTCCCGCTTAGATAGCATTACGGGAGAATTTTGGGTGTCGGGTATGGTTTCCCATATTGGAAAAGATCCCTATTTCCGCTGGCATGATTCGGGAGATCTGCAAAACGTAGAACACTTAGAAAAAATTGTTGCTGTATGCGCTGCAACACCCAGCACAATGCATTGGCTCCCGACAAGGGAATACGGGTTTATAAAATCTTATGTTGCAAAGCATGGAAAAAACAGCATTCCCCAAAATTTGATTGTGCGATTGTCGGCTATGTACCCCGATAAACCCGTAAGCATTCCCGCAAGCTTGCAAAATGTGCCAGGCATAACAGCATCGAATGTCCACACGAAAACCCCTATGGGTTCACCATGCAAAGCCCCAAAACAAAACGGGGCTTGCTTAGATTGTCGGGAATGTTGGACCGATAGCGTTATCTCTTATGAATTACATTAAAAAAGGATCAAAAAATGACAGCTAGAAAACCCAAAACACCTAAGGTTCACCCTAAAATTTTGAATGATTTTATGGTTTATCAAGGAATCAATGACATAAATTCCGTTTTTGGAGCGTTAACAGTACTTGAAGCTTATATCCAAAATGATAAATTCCAAAAATATGCTGCAAGTATGGCAATCGATAGCATTCGGGCCACATTGTGCGCTGGAACCGAAATAATCGAGGAATGGCTGGAAATTGAGGAACCTAAGGAATGAAAACGGGAGCTGTGGGTGTTATAACCAGCGAAAATGAAACCCTAATGCAAATTGATTGTGTTATTGCTGGCATGATTTTTTGTCATGCTTTGCACAATCCCAAAATGCAAAAATGCTGCTATATCGAGGAATTTTGGGTTTTGATCGATAGCATTTAAAAAGCATTTTCCAAAATTCCCGCTGCAATATGCGGGTTTTTTTGATAGTGTTTTTGAAGTAAGCGCTCACATCATGCAAATTAGCTTAAAGCGCCTAGAATCGGTTTTTATGGTTTCATGCATAGTAGCTATACCCTAGGCAAAAAAAGCGCTTAAAACGGGTTTTGTGGCATTCTAGGGGCATTTTTAAACTGTGTCTCATGCGCTGTTTTTAAGGTTTAGCGAAGTGGGCGCTCACTTACAGTATTTTGCGAAGTGAGTACTCACATACTTTTTTTGCGAAGTGAGTGCTTACAAACGTAGGGTAAA